CTGAAATAGTTCAGGAGATGAGAAAGGCTAGAGGCCAAATTTTATAACTTCTATAGGAGGTAATTATGGCTGGACAAGTATGGTCAGTTAGCACCTCCGGTGGTTATATGTATGCCTTAAATCTGAGTCGCCTTCTTAGGATGGCAGTTCAGCCGATGGTAAAGTTCCGTCAGTTCTGCGACGTAAAAGACGCAGCGCACCAGGGACTTCATCGAGGTGATACATTCCATTGGAACGTGTTTAGTGATGTTTCCACTCAAGGAACCACACTAGTTGAAACCAATACAGTCCCCGAAACCTCATTCACTATCTCTCAGGGAACAATGACGATCACGGAAGCAGGTAACTCTGTACCGTGGACGGGCAAGTTAGACGATCTCTCTGAGCAGCCTGTGGCTGAGGTGGTAAGGAAAGTATTGAAGAATGATGCTAAAAAAGCATTTGATACTCTTGCTGCTGCTCAGTTTAATGCGTGTGCTTTGCGTGTAGTTCCTACTGCTGGAACAAGCACGACAGCTCTCACGTTGACGACTAACACGGCATGTACGCTAACTAATAACGTGGCTTTTCAGAAAGAACATGTTAAGTTAATTGTTGATACCATGAAAGAACGTAACATCCCAGCTTATGCTGATGATGATTATTACGCTTTGGCATGGCCGACGACATGGCGTACTCTGAAAGATGATCTAGAATCAATCAAGCAGTATGTTGATCCTGGTTTTCAGATGATTATGAATGGTGAAATAGGTCGTTACGAAGGCGTTAGATTCGTAGAACAAACTAATATTGCGAAGACGGGTATGTCTACTGCTGCTGCAGCGTGGACTAATTCAAAATCCAATTGGGCTTTGTTCTTTGGCGAGGATACTGTTGCTGAGGCAATTGCAGTTCCTGAAGAAATTCGCGGGAAAATTCCTGGGGATTACGGAAGGGATCGCGGCGTCGCATGGTATTACCTTGGCGGATTTGGCATAACACACACGCAACAGGCCCAGTCACGTATCGTGATGTGGGATAGCGCAGCTTAAGGAGATATTATTATGAGTTATTCAAATCCTGTAACTACGCGAATCCAATCTGGTGCTAGCCAAGACTTAGGTAATGGTACACCTACCGTTTTCTCTTTTAAGGGGCCAAAGGGTAAGAAAGGAACCATTATTGATGTTGGTATTGAGGTTACAGAGACTTTCGCGTGTGACAGTACAGATGCATCATTTCAGGTCGGGACGACTGGAGATGCAGATGCTTACTGCAAACTCAACATTTCGGACGGCACTACTTTGACTGATACATTCAATATCCAAGATGATACGGATGCTATTATTGCAGAGGCTATTCCGGCTGATACTCAGATCGAATGTACCCCAGTTGTTGGGGTAGATGCTGGTACTGAAGCTGGTATGGGTTATCCGTATGTTGTTGTTGAATGGTACTAAGGAGGTCAATTATGGCTAAAGATACAGCAGGAAACCACCCAACGGTTAATCAGAATGGCCTTATCGAAAAGAAAGACATATCTGGAGAGTCTTTAAAATCTCTAGGCATGGCTAGTATTGGTAAGAACCAGATGCCCCAGGGTATTGCTAAATCAAATATTTCCACTGATCGTGGAAAGTTTGAATGGCGTTAAGTTAATTGGTGATGGGGCGGGAAACCGCCCCTAATCCATGCGAGGATATTAAAATGGCTAAAAAAATGAATTCAATTGAAGCATTCATTGGTGGTGCAGTTGAAACTCCAGAGATGGGGTATGGTCATACTGAAGCGGTTCTTAAGGGATATACAAGTGGCTCTCAATTATTTGATGAAAGAGCTAGGGATTTTAGGTATGATCAACGAAGAACAAATAACGAAGGTAGAGTTAACGGACAAATGGTGAGAGGAAGCGGCGTCATAGCAGGATGGGCGTTCTAAAGAAATAGTGAAAATAATAAAGATTCCCGAAAGGGGGCTGAGCGAATATACCCCATCTGATTTTGGGGGCGTTCGAGAAGAAAAGACTGTATGCGTTATTAGGTACGGGGCTTTTGGAGACATGTTGCAGGTTAGTTCGATATTGCCTTTATTAAAGGAACAAGGGTACAGAGTTTGTGTTAATGTATCTCCTATTGGAGAAGATATATTAAAAAGTAATCCTTATGTTGACGAGCTTCTGGTTCAAAAAACTAACATGATTCCAGAGGGAGAACTTACAGAGTACTGGGAAAACTTACCACCTTTATTTGATAAAGTAATCCAACTTTCTGAATCAATAGAAGCTTCTTTACTAGTTGTTCCAGATAGACCCTCTACCCTTAGAAATGGCGATGTGGTTTTAGCTAAAGCCGACGAGCGTTTCTTTTGGGATAAGGAAAAGTTACATGCAGAATGTAATATTAATTATATGGAGAGAACCCATGATCTAGCGAGTGTTCCACATATATTTAATCCTAAATTTTATCCTACTAGGCAAGAAAAGGAGTGGGCTAAAAAAGAAAGAAAAAAGATAAAGTCTAAGCATGTAATATTGTGGTCTTTATCTGGGTCTTCAGTTCATAAGGTATATCCTTGGACTGACAGTGTGATAGCTAGTGTGTTGTCTAGAAGAAAGGATGTTTCTTTTGTAACTGTGGGTGATGATTTATGTCAACTTCTAGAACAGGGCTGGGAAAAAGAAAAGAGGGTTGTAACAAAGTCAGGTAAATGGTCAATAAGAAAAACTCTTTCTTTTATAGATCGTTGCGCTATAGTAATAGGGCCAGAAACAGGGGTTTTAAATGCGGCCTCTACTTTAGATAACCATAAGATTGTAATGCTTTCGCATTCTTCTGAAGAGAACTTGTCAAAGCATTGGAATAATACTACCTCTTTTGGGCCAGACTATTATGATAATTTTTGTTTTCCTTGTCATAAAATGCATTACGGATTCAATACATGTAGCAGGGATGAGAATACTGGCGGTGCAATGTGCGCTGCTAATATAAAACCAAACGATATTTGTAAGGACATAATGAAGAATTTGAAATGAGTACTTATCTAGTTTTGTGTCAAAATATGGCGAGGGATATTGGTATCCCTGGAACAGGGCCAGACGATGTTACATCAACCTCTCTTTCAGAAGAGGAGAATGCTGTCGTGCGTTATGTGAAGCAAGCTGATCTAGATATACAAAGTAGGTGGTTTAATTGGGATTTCTTGTGGACAGAAGCTACTATTACCCCAGTTGTTGGAACATCCACATTGACATCTCCAAGTGATGTAGGTAATTGGAAACTGGATGCTATTGTTTTTTCCAAAGCTACAGACTCTTATCAAGAGCTGGAGTACATGGATTGGGATGATTACAATTTAGAGTATAAGATGGGTGTAGTTCAATCAGGCACACCAGAAGTATTCTCAGTAAAGCCTGATAATGTTATAGACGTATACCCAACCCCAGATGCAACTACAGCTATTTCTGTTGCGTATTGGGCAACTCCTACTGAACTAGCGGCAGATGCAGATGTATCGGCTATACCCCCAAGACTGCATAAGATAATAACATCGAGAGCGAAAATATACTATGCTGAAAATGAAGATGCTCCTGAAATTTTATCCGGTGCATTAGCTGAGTTTGAGGATTTGCTAGACAAGCTTGAGGCTGATCAGTTACCGGGGCAAAAGAATAGAAGGTTTTCTAAGGCGCAGGATATATCTAATTTTACAGTAGTTCCGCAATGACCAGACTAACTAGAAGAGAGATCAGGCCTTCTGGTTTGAAGTCTAATTATTTTCCTTTCGAGGGTGGGATTAATATGGTCGACCCTGCCTTATCTATGAGGCCTGGCGAGTTAGTTGCTGCTAATAATTTTGAAGTAGACATTCGTGGAAGATATAGAAGGTTAGATGGGTATGAAAGATTTGACGGGCAAACATTACCTTCCGAAATAACATTTTATAGAATTCCTTTTACTATTGGTACTGCTAGAGACTCGGTATTCGACAGTGCTTTTAGTAGTGCTTTTGATCTACAAATTCCTTCAGTTGGCGATTTACTTAAAGGGGGAACTAGTGGCGCTTTATGTTCTGTGCTGCAAGTTAGCAT